ATGTTGATGACATGCCGGTGGTTGTGTTTGAGAACTTAGATAATGATAAAGAGAAAGAGATCTTTTTAAACGAGTTTTGGAAACTAACCCTAGACGAGAACAACGCTGAGATTCAAGACATTGTAGACAAGAAACAGGACTTCTTCTTCGGCAGGACATTCGACTCATGGCAGATCATAGACGGAAAGATTGTGTTTGACATTGAAGATCCCGAAGATATATTGGTTGATCGATTCATGAATCCTTATGACCTTGACTCCTCACGCTTCCTCACCCACACCCACATATTTGAACCATTGAGTGAACTAGAACGAAATGAGGAATATGATCAGGACAAGGTAGCAGAGCTAAAGACGTTCTTTGAGACACAGTTGGGGCTAGTGAAGGCCAAGGATAACGAGAATAGCTTACAACGAAAGAATGAGAAGATGTCTAACCTTGGAGTTCAGGACATGGAAGATCCTTTGCTGGGTGAAACCTATGTGGAGCTATCTGTCCACTATGTAAAGAGAGATGTAGATGGAGAAACTAGGATTATCGTATATGTAGAGGCTGAGGATCAGCAGATCCTAATGAGAAAAGATCAAGAGGAAATAATCGGTGTTACCGAGGATAACTACTGGACAAACCACTACCGCTACAACACATGGGGTGATGATGTAGACAAGCAGGACTTCTGGACTGATGGTATTGCAGACATCATCCGAGTACCTAACCAACTCGTCAACACTTGGCTGTCTCAGAAGGTGGAGAACAGAACCATGAGGAATTTCAACATGCATTACTACAACTCCGACATAGCAGAAGAAGGCTTTACTCCTTCCACATTCAACCCTGTTCCTTGGGGTTGGTATCCGTTCCCCGGTGATCCGAATAAAGACTTAAAGCTAGTAGAGATCCCAGAACTGCGAGGAGCAACGGAGGATATGGAATACATCCAAAACATGACTGAAAAGGCCACCGGTGCTACTTCAACTCAACAGGGTGTTCAGACAACCAAACAAACCACACTAGGGGAGGTGGAGTTAGCACAGGGGGAAGCAAAAGCCAGAACTCAGGGTATCTCCAAGTTCTACACAAAAGCATGGGAGCAAAGAGCTAAGAAGTTCTTGAAGCTAATCGAGGCTGCACCAGATAAGATCGATGCGGTTAAACTGTTCAAGAAGGGTCGAAACACCGATAATGTTCACGAAAGAGAAGTTGAGCCTAAAGACTGGATGACTGAATCAGGATATAGAGTTAAGGTGTGGAATCAAGACGAAAAGAAGGCCGATGAGACCAATTCGATCAACAAGTTAAACGCTGTCTTTATGAACATGCCAGACAATCCTAAGTTAAAAGAGATTTACAATAGGAAATTACTAGAGTTTGCAGATCTTGAGCCAGATGAGATTACTGATGTCATGGAGTTTGAGAAAACCAAGGCAACTCTACCACCTGATCCCAATCAGCCACCAAATCAACCTCCACAACCTCAACCTCAACAAACCCCTCAAATCCCTGCTACAATATAATTATGAGTATAACTTCAGAGTTGGAAGAAAAGTTTAATATAAAGATAGATACCCTAAATTCAGCCGAGATGGCGACCTACACCAAGATGTTGGAGGCTGTCCAGAAGGCTCAGATTGACCAAGTAAGTCTCAAGAAATACATAGTAAGCATGCGAGAATCAGTTGAAAGAGAGCTGATCAAGACCCCAGAGTTTAAGTGGGTATTCATTTTTAGGGTGTTCAACCGCAAACAGATCATGCTCAAGGCTAGACTTCAGAACTACTTGCTATGGGAAGCATTTTTAGTATCACCTAAGAAAGCCAAAGAGAGGCTAGAGGAGATGATACAAGGGATGTTGCCAGTTGCTTGACATCAAAGAGTTATTAACATATATTTAATTTAATGGACAATACTGCATACGAAAAACAGTCACCCAAAAAACCTCAAGTTCAAGAAAGACCAAAAGAAGCAATGGATATTAGGTCAGAACAAACACTTGTAGCAATCACCAACAAATCCCTACAAAGTTTAACGAAAGATGACATAGCCTTCCTAAAGGCTAGACGAGGCTATTTGAACCCAACACAGTTATTAAGTTATAAAAGTATTCTTACCCAAACCTCGAAAGAGCCGGTAAAAAAGAAAAATGCCAAAACAAAAACCAAATCCAAGAAAAACTAAAGAAGAATTAAAAGACATTGAGGATGCTGCCTTAGACGAAGGCAAGAAACAGACCCCACCAACCAAAGAGGAAAAGCTAGAGAAAGAGGTGCAGGATAACATTGATAAAGAAGGAGAGCCTAAGGTAGAACCTCCTAAAGTAGATCCACCAGAAGGTGACGAACCGGAAGGTGATGAGCCAGAGAAAGAACCAAAGAAGAAACCCAAACAAGACCTAAAAAAGAAATTGTCTGCATCTGCTCGTGAGAATCAAAAGATTCTAGCTGAGAACAGGTCAATGACTAAAGCCCTAGCTGATGCTGATGACATCCCAGAGCCAACAGAGGCTGAACTTAAAGAGGAGTACGGCAAAGATGAGTGGGAAGTAATGAGCAACACCGAAAAGAAGTTTGCCAAAGAGGCAGTAACCAGTATGAGGTGGAGAGCTGCTATTAAAAAGGCCAAAGATCAATCAAAGAAGATCAGTAAATGGGGTGAGAGGGTTAGTAAATTCATCAACGATCCTCAGACTTTAATCGATAATCCTAAGTTAGAAGGTCAAACAAACAAATTCATCAAGTTTGCCACAGAAGATGAGAACAACAGCGTGCCAATCAACATCCTAGTATCTGCTTTCTTGCACGAGAACTCATCTGGTAAAAAGAAGAACAAAGGTGGACAGTTCCAAAGAGGAAAAGGTGGCCAGAATACAAAACTCGAACCAAAGAGTACCAAGATCTCATTGGAAGATGCAAGAATCATGAAGGCAAATGACTACGATGAGTACAAGAGACAACTAGCTGCTGGCAACATTGACTTGACTGTTTAGTGTATATTTAATATTGGAGGCGGACAAAATCTACCAAAGGAGGTGAATCTTTGTAGGATTAAACCCCTACTCGTTTCCCAAATACTCAACTCATCTCCGCCTCCTTTTTTTCCCTATTGACAACCACCAAGAATTTTGAATAATATTGATTTAGAACTCTCCTAACTCCTTAATGGATCGGTAAAGTGTTCACTTTATCAATTTCATTAAACTATGTCAGCATACGGCACAAAACTAGCCGAGGCATTCTCAGGGAAAATCATGCAACATTTGTATGACCAAGACTTGACGGATGTTATTGTGAATAGGGACTATGAAGGTGAGATCAATGGTGTTGGTTCAAAGATCAACATTTTGGATTTTGATGAACTTTCCGAGAAAACCTACGCAAACTCAGCTCTTACTGCTGATGCATTAACTGAGAACAATGCTCAGTTGGTCATCGATCAGTATAAGTCCTTCTACTGGAAGGAGAAAACTTTAGCTAAATGGCTATCGTATATTAAAAATCCACACCCAACGATTGTGACTCAGGTTGCAAACGAAAGAGCCAAGAACATGGAGACTTTTGTCCTCAATTCTTACTCTGATGTTGGAGCAGGAAACCGAATCGGAACCGATGAAGATACAGGTGATGTAACTATTTCAGTCACAACCGGTGTCGTTACAGGTAACGGGACTGCCTTCACCGAAGCTATGGAAGGTCGAGGTTTCAAAGCCGACGGCCACAGTACATGGTACAGGGTGAAAGACTATACCAGTTCAACTTCGATCACGATTGAAGATGACTTGGATGATGTAGACTCCCAATACACAGGCGGAGCCATCGCAGGTGGATCTAGTTATGTAATTGAGGCTGCAACCCCACTTCAGGTTACTACCGGTAACATTTTGAATAGTGTTGCACAGCTCAAGGAAAGACTAGATTTGGCTGAAGCCAATGGTCACTCCTCAGTTCCTGATTCCGAGAGGTTCTTAATTGCACCTCCAGAGTTCTTTACCCTCCTAGTACAAGGTACAGGTATCGTTCTTCATGTCGATGAATCGCTACAAACCTTAGTGAAAAAGGGATTCATGGGTGAACTCCAAGGATTCAAGTTATTTAAGTCCAATAGGCTTCAAGGTGACAATACCGATGGATATCGTGTATTAGCTGCTCACCCAATGTGGCTAACCTTTGCAGAAAAAGTGTTAGATGCCCGCATGGAAGAAGATCTAATCGGCGACTTCGGTACAGCTTTCAAAGACTTGTTTGTCTACGGAAAGAAGGTCAAAGACGCAAGGCGTTGGATGGCCACCGAAGGATATTGGTTATTTTAATAACCTCTAATCCCCTGGTACTCGGCCTGATCAGCCGGGTATCAGCAAATTAGGAATTATTAAGTATATAAATAATGTCAGCTTTTGAACTTAAAGAACAGCTACCTAGAATAACAAGAGATGAGCTGATCCGTATTGAAGCCATTGATGAAGGTCTAAGATCATCAGGTGAGGCAGACTTCTTAACAGCCTTAGCTCCTTATAGAACAAACAGAGTCATTTTCTGGGACACTCTCTTAATCTCCTCTCCTCAAAATAACCTAAAACACTTTGGTTCACGCTTGAGTTCATCTGACGACATCCTAGAAGCTGAAGGTAACACAGTTCCTACTGGTTACTCAGGGTTCAAAAAAGGTGCATTCTTCATTCACTTAGACGAGACAGGTGCTAACCGCTATGTTAATACTGGTGATAATGTATATGCTATCTGGAGCATCATACCTGTTGATGAAGTAGCCTCTGGCTCGGCATCTGCTTCCCCATCATCTTCTGGCTCAGCAAGTTCTAGTGCTTCTGCATCTCCTTCCTTGAGTTTCTCAGCTTCACTATCCCCATCCGCATCTGGCTCGGCTTCTGTTAGCCAATCCCCATCTGCTTCCCCATCTGCTTCTGAATCAGTCAGTCAATCTCCTTCTGTTAGCCCATCCGCTTCTGAATCTGCTTCTCTCAGCCCATCAGCTTCTGAATCTGCTTCAGCATCTGCATCAATGTCCCAATCAACTTCTCTCAGTCCTTCAGGAAGTCTCTCCCCATCGGGAAGTGCATCACCTTCAGCCTCGGCATCTGCATCTTTATCTTCATCCGCATCTGTCAGCGCATCATCCTCAG